GATGGTTGATATACTAGATTCACAGATTAACTCTGGATGGAAAGCTAAAACTGGTGCTGTAACTAACACAGATAGCCTATTCAAGTCAGGTCAAGGTCCTGTTGTCTTTGTTAGACCAGATGCTCAGATGTCAGACGTTGAAAGACTCGCTGCTGCAGATATTCCACAGGGACATTTCGCTTTGATGGACGCTTTTGAGAAAGATATCCCCAATATCCTAGGTATCAATCCTGAAATGCTCGGTATGCCAGAGAATCCTAACATCGAAACGGCTGCGATCCTCTCTAAAATGCGTGTGAATGCTGGTTTAATCTCACTTAGAAGACTATTTGACGGGCTCGCAGAGACTCAACAGATACTCGGTAAGAAAGTGATGAAGCTTATACAAGCTAACTGGACACCTGAAAAAGTAGCTCTAGTTACTAAGAAACCATGCCCAGAAGGCTTTTTCTCTGCTGAATTACTAAATTATGATGTAGTAGTAGAAGAAGGCATCTTAACAGATACTCAGCGTCAATCTCAGTTCATGGGATTACTTGCTCTTAAGCAAATGGGCGTTGAGATTCCAAATTCTCTCATCGTCAAGAACTCTAATCTACATGACAAAGCAGAACTAAACGAGCTACTTGATGCACAGGCTCAACAGCAATCTCAAATCATGCAGCAACAGCAAGATCTTGAGATGCGCAAACTTCAAGTTGTAACAGATGGAATCGAATCTAAAGCACAATCTGATCAAGCATTAGCTATAGAAAGAATTAATAAGGTACATCTCGACCAAGCAATTTCAGCTGAAAGAATACAGCGCGCTGAAACAGATAAATCAGCAGCTGAGTTGAACATGATCAAAGCAGTAAAAGAGCTACAAAGCATGGATCTCGAAGGTCTAGTTCAAAAGATAACAATGATCCAACAACTGGGCGAGATACAAAGCATGGAATCCGAGCAGAAAAGAGCTCAGGAACAGCATGAGATGCAGATGAATGCACCTCAGCCACAACAACAAAATGTTGCGGTATAATACGTATAACATTAATCTAAAATTTTAGGTAGATTATGATAAGCAAACCAGGTCAACCACAACAACCAAAACCAAAACCAGGCGCACCGCGCGGTAAATAGAGGTGATTATGAAAAGTGATGGTCTACATATGAGCCCAGACGGCCATAAAATGAGTCACAAAATGGCTATGGAAGGTAATGCTTCTGATATGGGTCACCATATGAAGAGCGCTTCTATGTCTAGCATGTATGATGCTGAAATCTCACACCATTTCAAAAGCGAAATGATGGATATAGCTTACGGCAAGCATGGCAAGAAAGGCTATGATGAGGATGCAAAACACATTGCGCCTCACATGCAATATAACGATAACGCAGATCAAAACGGTTATTAATATGAAGAAGTCTACAGATCTACTAAAGGGAAAAGGCTATGCAAAGGAAGTTAAATACTCTTCTGCACCGATTCCTAAAATGGACGAACGAGAGTTTAGAATGCAGATACATCACCAGATGACTATGCATCCTGACTACGTAGACGACACTAATCCAGAGAATAGATTATTCAAATGCTCTGGAATGGGAGAGTATTAGATGTATTTAATGGGCGATTTACGGGAAGAAATGGCTAAAGGCTGTATGGACTACGTTGAAGATTTCGTAGTGAACATGAAGCACATAAAAGAGCCTTTTTGGGTCGTTTATTTTGCTGATGTAGATCGCGCTAGACCTAATACATTGAACCAAACAGTGAAAGCTTATCATCAAAAACCACCAAGTGGAATCTTAGGGATCCTTTGTTGGTATGTTGATAACTCAAAAGGTATCTTCAGGCTTGAGACAGATATGTCCTGTCCTTTCGATATCCCCCTTGATCCTAGCATGCTATCTGATCGTAAAGAAGATCAGTTTGCAAGTGTGATGGAAAAAGGATCAAAGATAGAAGTATTAGTTTCATAAATTAGACGTATTGGCATCGTCACCCAAAGGGAACTATGACACAAGATTATAACCCATATGACTCTAATGTTAAGAGTCAGGGAACAAATTCGTATTTAAACGAGTCGGAAGACTTTGATCGTTACGAAGCTTACATGAAGCAAAACGGAATAGCGCATGCTATGAACCAGCCAGCTCCTCAGCAACAAGACATCGAGAGGAATTTCCAAGCTCTACGCGAACAGAAAGAAAGATTAGAAAAAGAGAATCAGGAAATTAGACAGAATATGGCGTTCATGCGCGATAGCTTTCAAAAGCAACCTGAACCTATGCAAAAACGATTGAATCCACTCGATGAACTTGATGCGGAGGAAGCCCTTCCAACATCAGTTTATAGAACAAGAGAACAAGAACTATTAGCAAGGTTAGATTTGCAAGAGAAAGAGATGCTCGGACTCAGAAACTCTATTAAATATCCTGATTATCATGACGTTGTAGACAATTTTGCAGCGCCATTAATTAAACAGAACCCGAATTTCGCAGCTGGATTTTACGCGGCACCTGATCCTTACGGGTATGCTTATGAACTTGGAAAGATGGCTAAAGAGCGGAAACAGGAAACTCAACCTACTGCTTATATGCCTCCTCCTGTTCAAGCGCCCACTCAACATCCGTATGCGCAGAGAATTTTAGATAACTCAAGAAAGCCCGGTTCCATCTCAGGTGCAGGTGGACAAGGAAGTTTTCACGAGGTAGTTAACTGGGCTACAATGAGCGATGAAGAGTTTGATAAAAGGTACGCGGAGATGAATAAGTAGCGATAATACAAGAGAGTATTATGACTTCTCCTAACGCAATTACTACCAACCAGGTCGGACCAGAAGTACGTGTCTACTTTGATAGACTCTTGCTCAAATTGGCAACACCTGCGTTGAACTATGATAAGTTCGCACAAAGACGAACTATTCCGATGAATTCAGGCGATAGCCTTGTTTTCAGACGATACGGAACTCTTTCTGCGGCTACAACACCGCTTACTGAAGCTGTTACACCTCCTGGCGCTGCTGAGAGTGTAATCGACTTTAGCACTAAAATTAACTGGTACGGATCATTTATGATCGTATCTGACGTGGTTCAATACACTGTCCAAGATAGAGTTTTGAATGAACTTACAAAAGTTCTTTCTCTACAAATGGGTCTAACTTTAGACACACTAGCTCGTGACATGATGGTTTCCACAGCATCGACTATCGCTTGTTCCCATGGTACAAACGGTAATACTATTACAGAAATCAATGATACTGATTTCCAATTAGTACAAAGAGCTCTTCGTCAAGGTAACGCTGAGTTCATGACTCCAGTTATCCAGGGCGAAAATCGATTTGGCACAGCGCCTTCTCGTCAGAGCTTCTGGGGCTTTATGAGCACTGACCAAGAGATGGATCTTGAAGCTGTTGCTTCATTTAACTCTGTTGCTAACTATGCTAACCAAACAACTGTTATGCATGCTGAGTGGGGCCAAACTCGTAATATACGATGGTTGACATCTACAAACGGCTTTAGTAACGGTGCATCACCGAACGTTTACAGCTCTTTCGTTCTAGGACGTGAAGCTTATGGTATCGTTCAACTAGGTGCTATGCAAGCTCAACTGATTGTTAAACCTCTCGGTTCTGCTGGTACAACTGATGCTCTTGACCAAAGATCATCTGTTGGATTTAAAGTACCTTGGGCCGGTCGTCTATTAAACGACAACTGGATAGCACGTGTAACAGCAACCCTACAAACCAATTTCTAAGGAGGTTATATGGCTATTATAAGATCAGGTACTTTTACTGTAGTTGACGGATCCGCTGCACAAAACCTAGTGATAGGTTCTGGCATGAGCCGCCCAACACATTTTACTATGTGGAACACAACCAATTCTATCATCGCTTCAGGTGCTGGTGGAAACGGCAAGATTCTGAAAGCTGAATGGTTTCCTTGGATGGTAAACGGTGCTGGCATTTCCATGGAATATGCTACATCGCCTGCTATTACTCAGACCTACCAAGCAACGAACGGTTTTACGCCTTACGTTACTGGTGATGAGAGTTTATGGGTTCCAGATCAAGAACCGTATTTAACTAATTTAAGCACGAATCTTGTTGTAACAAACATTTCAAAAGATGCTAATGCAATCATTACTGCTACTCATAGCTTTACAAGTGCAGATATTGGAGTAACTTGGGTTACATTCAAAGTTTTAGCACCGTCTAGCATGATCCAGATGAATACTCTGCGAGGTCAAGTTCAAACTGTAACTGGTACATCTAGTTTTACAGTTAATATTGATTCAACAAGTTTCACAACTTTTGATATGACATTCCCAGAGCAAGCTAACGTGATTACAGGCGCTCCTGTAACTACACAATTTGGATCACAAGTCCAGATGACACCTCAGTACAATCTTGGTACTGCTGGTTTGATCATTGGTACATCAGTAAATGGTGATACAAGTGATGTGTGGTATTGGATAGCTGAATTTGATACGTCAGTTAACGGATAAACATAAGGGGGGAAACCCCCTTTTTAGGAAAATATGATAGTAAAAAACCAAAACATCTCATATCCGCCCTCTGTGGTGCCACCATCGCCCAATGAATTCCCAAATTCAGTGCGCTTGATAACAGGTATCACTAGACAAGATGTTGCAACAGTTACTATCCCAAACCATGGATTCACAGAATCCGCAGATGTAGGTGATATCCCAGGAATTGGGATCACAACCCTCTCATTCCATTATGTGCAAGGCATGTACCAGATAAACACGCTCACTGGAATGATTTTAAAAGTTATTGATGTAGATAACATCATAGTATCGATTGATACAAGTACATTTTCCCCATACTCAAGTGGGGGACAGGCCTTAATAGTTGGTGGACATGCTCCCTATAGCCCATTCGAAAACATATTATAGAGAAGAAAATGACAAAAAAAAATCACGGTTCAGACACTGGTTTACTAGACGAACCAGAAACAACATTTGCTCAGAACTCACAAATCGAAGTAGCAACTCAAATGACGATGCCGAAGTTCGAGACTATAACTTTCTTCAACTTGAAGGATCCAAACCAAGAATTGAAGTTTTTTTACCATTCCGCCACTCACCCACTTAGGCACTACACTCTAGAGCATGGTAAAGAATATACTCTTTGTTATGAAATCATTGACCATCTTGAAGGATCTATTGAAGGCAACCCAAATAGCTGCCAAGAACCTATCTATGACAATGAGAACACTCCTAACGGTAAGATGAGTAAGGCGATAATTACTTCTTATAAATCAAAATATCAATGCAAGCGCGCTAGAAATCGAAGGTAATTATGGCTAGTGGTTGGACAGTACCAGACATCATAAATAAGGTTAGGAATCTAACAGGAACTCAGAGTTCCCAGCAGCTTACTGACTCTGTGATATTGGATTATATAAATAAATATTATGTAAACACAATGCCATTCGAGCTTAAGCAACAGGTACAACTTGAGTTCTATGATTTCTTCACTATTCCCAATGTAGATACTTATGATGTCAGCATTTCCTTTCTTACTAACCAACCTATCTGTTGGGCTGATGGACTGTTTGTTAACTACTACGAAGATCCAAACATCTTCTTCAAAGATTGGCCACAACAGTTTAGTTCAGACCCTGTAGGTACAGGAAATGGTAGCCAAGATAATTTCACTGGCGCTTGCCAATCTATGCAGGTGATCATTGGTACTTTCTTTATCACAGATGGACTACAGATCGCGCAAGATAATGGCTTAGGTGATCTTGTACAGAATGGAACTGTGGTAGGAAATATCATCTATTCTACAGGTGCCTGGAGTGTAACATTCCAATCAGCTCCAATATCCGGGGCCAACATCTACGATAAATATCAAGCTCTTGTTCCTACACGTCCACAAGGTGTTTTATTCTTCAACCAACAGCTTAAATTTAGGCCCATACCTGATCAGGTATACCAAATTAGGTTGCAAGGTTACATCACTGTAAATGAGCTTATAAACGATTCCACAACGGCCTATTTCTCTCCTACTTTCTCTGAATGGGGACAAGTAATAGCCTATGGTGCTGCTATGGATATCTTTGCAGACCGTGGCGACTCAGAAGGGCAAGCATCAGCTTATACCAATTTAAAAAGATTTGAAAACGTGGCTTTAGCTCGTTACGTACAACAATATCAAAGCCAAAGAGCAGTACAAAGGTTCTAATATGACATACGATCCAAATATTCCGGTAGGTTCTGATTTAGTAAGCCAAGATATCATAGCCATGCAGCAGAATTTCCTAGTGTTAAATAATTCAATGGACATTGACCATTATAATTATTCCCCTGGCACTGCTGAAACAGGCATGCACAAGCAAGTACAGTTCCCAAATGTCCCAAGTATCCCTGCACCTCCTGTTGTTGCTGGAATTGGTGGAGCAGTGTATACAAAAGCAGTATCTGGACTTACCGAACTATTTTACAAGAATAACACTACAGATAGTCAATTAACCAATATCCCTCTTCTTCCTAACGTCATAGGTAACAATGGATATGTAACTTTGCCGAATGGACTAATTATGCAATGGGGAGTTAAAACAGGCCCATGGTTAGTTGCTCAGACTATCCCGATAGTATTTGTCACAGAACTTCCTCTATTATCAAATATAAACTTCAGTGTGGCTTGCTATAATGTCCAAGTTTCTTTGGTAACAGCTGATATGACAACGAAATCAGCAATTGTGAGTCAAGGGACTCTTTCTACTACAGGTTTCAGTATTACTGTAACAAGTGCATCAAATTCATTTTATTGGTTTGCTATAGGTAAATAATGGATTACGAACCGTTTGCTATCACTAAATTCCAAACAGGTCAGTTTCAATACCTACAACCTTGGCAATCCCCTGATGATGCATTCGATCCTTTAATCAATGCTTTTGTATTCCGCGGTCAGATTACCAAGCGATTGGGCAAACAGCTATTCGGACTTACAGGACGCTTACGTTATACAAACAATGAAAGAGTAGCTACTGGAGATAG